ATCCGTTCTGTCGCCCGATGGCATATCCCTCCATACGGCTCTTGTAATCCCCGCGCAGCAGCCCGTCCACGTTGAAACGGATGAAGTAATCCTTCCGCTCTTTATCCGTCAGCAGTGCTTTTTGCAGGGACTGCTCCCAACGAACCACCCATGGATTCAGTGTGTATTTGACAAATTCAAGCGACTGCTGCTCGATATTTGAAAACGAAGATTTCTCCAAGTCTCCTACCATATGCGGCGGCACACGATAGAGCCGTGCAATCTCGTCAATCTGGAACTTCCTTGTCTCAAGGAACTGCGCCTCCTCGGGCGGTATGGCAATCTGCTGATACTTTACACCCTCCTCAAGGACGGCGATTCTGCCCGTGTTCATCGTGCCGCCGTAGACGGCGTGCCAACTTTCACGGAGCTTCGACGGGTCTTTTAGAACGCCCGGATGCTCAAGCACGCCGCCCGGACGCGCTCCGTTCTTGAAGAATGCCGCGCCATACTCTTCCGTTGCCAGAGCGATGCCGATGGCATTCTTTGCCATAGCAATGGGAGAATAGCCGACAAGTCCGTCAAAGCCGAGTCCCGGAATGTGGAGCACATCTTCACGACGCAGACGAATCTGCCCCTTATCTTTGAAGTTCGGATTCTCCTCCGTGCTTCGCGTGTAGGTGTAGTAGAGTTCCCCCGTGCGGCTGTCGCGACCGACCTCCATCTTGTCCGGGAGCAGCGGATAGAGTCCGAGAACACGCCCCCTGCCATCCCGCAAAATTTGTGCATAAGCATTTCCCCACAAAAGAAGGTGACTCATCATGGTTTCGCGAAATATAAAGGAGGTCATCTCTGGGTTCGGCGCATCGTGGAGCAGGAAATACAGCGGATGCTCCGGTACACGCTCTTTGCCCTGACCTTGATAGGCATAGACGTGAAGAGGTAGCCCTGCGATGGATTCGGCGAGGATACGCACACAGGCGTAGACTGCCGTTGTCTGCATGGCCGTCCGTTCGTTGACCGCCTTGCCCGCCGCCGTCTGCCCAAACAAAAAGGACAAGCCGCCGAGATGATTCGTAGGCTTATCCCGCGAACGGAAGAGTTTGCTGAATAGGTTCATGAAAACCTCCATTTCAAAACACCCACACACCACGATTTTCATACACCGATTCCGACATATCATTTCCACACCGAATCGCACGATCGAGTGCCATGATGAGAGCAATCACGCCGTCGATCTTCTCTGTGGACTTCTCCTTGTCCGCCTTGATGTTCCCCGCAGGATCGGTGCGAATAAAGATGTTGTCTGCCATCCAGCGCATGACGGGATGCCCGCCGTGCGCTATTTTCTTTTCCAGAGTCAGTTTCATCAACTCTTTGGTCGGCGGGCTCATATCCTTGAATCCCTGCCCGAACGGAACAACGGTGAATCCCATTCCTTCGAGGTTCTGCACCATCTGTACCGCGCCCCATCGGTCAAAGGCAATCTCGCGGATGTTGTACTTTTCGCCAAGTTTCTCAATGAACGTCTCGATGAATCCGTAATGCACAACATTCCCCTCGGTGGTCATGAGAAAGCCCTTCTTCTCCCACACGTCATACGGTACATGATCGCGGCGCACACGCAGGTCAATATTCTCCTCGGGAATCCAGAAATACGGAAGCACGGCAAACGTCTCATCCTCCTCGCTCGGAGGGAACACAAGAACAAATGCCGTAATGTCCATCGTGGAGGAAAGGTCAAGCCCGCCGTAGCAGACGCGCCCTTCTAAGGACTCAGCGTCAACAGGTATGGCGCACGCATCCCACTTGTCCATCGGCATCCACCGCACGGACTGCTTTACCCATTGATTTAACCGCAGCTGACGGAAGCTGTTCTCCTCAGCGGGATTCTGCCGTGCCGAATCACAGGCTGCCTGTACCTTGTCGATGCCGACCGTAATTCCGAGGGACGGATTCGACCGCTTCCAGACCTCCGGGTCTGTCCAGTCCTCATCCTCCTTCGCTCCGTAGATCACGGGATAGAAGGTCGAATCAATCTTTCTCCCTTCGAGAATGTCCTTCGCTTTCTGATGCGTCTCGTAGCAGATGGACTGGGTATCCGTCCCTGCCGTGGTGATAAGGAAGTAAAGCGGCTGCATACGCGCATCGCCGGAACCTTTCGTCATAACGTCAAAGAGTTTGCGGTTCGGCTGCGTGTGCAGTTCGTCGAATACAACGCCGTGAATGTTGAAGCCGTGTTTCGAGTAGGCTTCTGCCGAAAGCACCTGATAGAAGCTGTTCGTTGGCAGATATACCATGCGCTTCTGGGAGGCGAGAATCTTCACCCGCTTACTGAGTGCAGGACACATCCGCACCATATCTGCTGCGACCTCAAAGACAATGCTCGCCTGCTGACGGTCGGCGGCACAGCCATACACCTCGGCGCGTTCCTCACCGTCTCCACAGCAAAGGAGCAGTGCGACAGCGGCCGCGAGCTCTGATTTTCCTTGCTTCTTGGGAATCTCCACATACGCCGTATTGAACTGCCGATAACCGTTCGGCTTCAAAATTCCGAAAATGTCTCGGATAATGCGCTCCTGCCAGTCGATCAGTTCAAAGGGCTTTCCTGCCCACGTCCCCTTCGTATGGCACAGGCACTCAATAAATCCCACCGCATAGTTCGCAGAGGCTTTGTCATAGTGCGCGCCCTCTGCCATGAACCTCGTCGGCTTGTAGTCCGTCAGTTTCCGCATGAAGTCACCCCCTTCCAAGTGTACGCAAACGAGAAAACCGCCCGCAGGCGGTTCTCGGCAAACTGTGTATTGTTTATTTGCTGCTGTATTCGTATGCCGCAGCGAGGATTTCCTCGTCGAAGCCAAATTTTCGATAGGCTTCATCGAGGACGGCAAGATAATCGACGGTGGGCAGTCCCAGCCTGCGCTCCTCGTGCATGATGTATGCCATTCCTCGCGTCATGCCGCAGGGCTTTCCGTCTGCATCGGTTCTCACGGCTTGGACTGTCCGTTTGTAGTAGAACGTCGGGAATCCCTCGTAGCGGTCAAGCCGTTCCTCGTCCTTTTCCGAAATACGCCAGAGCAGAATTGGGACGGTCAGCCCCTTCTCTTTCTCGATGGTCGCATACGCTCCCGTCTTGCTCCCCTTGAACATGAGCCGCCAGCCTTCGAGGAGTCCCGTCCCCAGAAGCTCCGCCTCCGGGCAGCGAAACGCCATCTGCCGCTCGTCCATGTTCGAGCCGTAAGCGATGTAAATCTTCGTTTTCATCTTCATCATCCTTTCCGCTTCCGAAGGAACATTCCTTCTACCGCCCCAAGCCCGCCGTCTGGCGGGCAATGTCGGGTCTTTGGCATTTATGCCGAAGGGGTGCTCCTGCCGAAGCGGAAAGCAGCGTCGCCCGCAAGGTTCCTCGTGAGGATGTCCCGCGCCGTGGCGAATTCCCCGCCGATGAAGCCGAGGCGCATCAGCCATGTCCGCATTGCGAATTTCGGGTTCTCCCGCTGCGGTTCTTTGGGGCTTGCCGTCCTTAGTGTCTTTGCCATTTCGGAAAGGGCAAGGCAAAGCTGGATGTAACTCTTGATTTCCCCCGCGTGGATACCGCCCTTACGCTCTGCCGTGGGATTGGCAAACTGAAAGAGGCGGAATTCGATGGTGCCTTTCGTGAAGGTCGCGTGGAGATTGAGGCAATGATACCGTGAGCCGTTGTAGTGATGTCCTCTGCCATGTGCAGCACAATTCCCTTCGTACCAGATGTCCGCAAGTTCTTCCATCGTCTGTGGCTTTTCCCTGTTGAGACGGTCGAGGAAGATTCGATCCACTGTCCTGCAGTAGCGTCCGATGCGGCTTTGGTCGATGCGCATCGCGGCGATCAGGAGACTTTCGTGGCTTGCCATCAAATTGGCGAGGTTGCGGAGGGTTTTCGCCGTATGGTCGCCCTTGCCGATGTGAATGTGTACGCCGCACATGTGGGCGGGGTTGCTCTTTGCTCCCGCGTGGCGCAGCCTCCGCAGAAGTTCCTGCAGGCGCTCGATGTCTTCGTAGTGCAGGATGGGCGTTACCAGTTCGGTCTGCTCTGCGCTGCTTCCGGCTTCGATGCTGACGTCGCGCTGGAATTTCCACTCGCGCCCCTGGTCGTCCCATGCGCTCCATGTGCAGTAACCGTTGCGGTGCGCCGTGTCCTTGAAGTCTCCCGTGCCGAAGAAGTCCGCCGCGATTCCCGCCGCGTCCCTGCGGGTAATGCCGTACATCTCGACTTCCACCCCGATGGTCTGCCTTTTCATGTCTGCGATCTGCCGTGCCGTTTCCGCTTTCATTTGGAAGCTCCCCTTTCTTCGCTGTCCTATGGGCTTTCCTTGTGTATATACATGGCTCTAAAAGCCACATATAGCAAGCGAATAGCGGAGTATACTTGACATTTTGCAGATTTTTTACGGCGTATCATACGGTGCAACGAGAAGCAGCCCCGAAGGGCTGTTTTTCCTCTTGGAGCGGCTTAGATGCGCTTCATGCACCAAGCCATCGCGTGCCCACCGTCCTCGAAAAGCTCCTTGGCGGCTTCGACGAGGTTCAGTCGGCATTCGATGTCCGCGAATCCCGTCTCCTTCGGCGTTTCGACCATCTCGTAGACGGCTGCGTGG